TCGCTTTCGCGGCTGGGGTCTGCAGCCCAGATGTCCGCCCCGTCCCAGAGGTAGAGCTGGCCGCCGGTGCTGGCCATCTCGTAGGAGCAGCCGTTCTCCTCCTGCCACAGGCCCCGCTCGGTGTCGTAGACCAGCAGCCGCTCTTCGGGCTTCTCCCCGCCGCTGTCCCGCACGAGATACAGGTAATACCGTCCATCCAGCGCACCGCCCACTGCTGCCCGCACATTGGACAGCCGGGCGGTGTTCAGTTTTTCGGATACCTTGCTGGGCACGCTGCCGTCCCACGCCATCACACCGTCCGGCGAGAGGTAGTACAGCGTCTCGTTCAGCACGCAGAGGCTGCGGCTGGCGTTCCGCGCCACGCCCCGGCAGCGGATGGCACTGAGCTGAAAGTCCGAGGGCTTGGAGCCGTACAGCTTGTGGATGCAGTTTTCCTTGAAAAAGAGCACATAGCCCAGACAGGTGGACGCGCCGGTAAAATCCCCGTCGCTGCCCACGGTCACGGCGTAGCTGTCCTCCGCGATGCCCCGGTAGGAGAACCAGTTGGTCGGGTCACCCAGCTTGCAGCCGTAGATGGCATTTTCCGCCTTGGAGCAGCCCCACAGCCGGTTGTCGCACTCGGTCAGGTAATCGAGGTCGGG